GCCCTGGTTATACGAGGGCTTGCCCGACGTATCGGTGTAGCCGGCGATCTGGACCGAGGTCTGTCCCGTCGTGCGGAATTGCTCGACAGCGCGATCGAGGATCGCAGCAGCCTCAGGGGTGATGTCCGCCTTGTCCCAATCGAAGAAGATCAAGAACGGACCAACCTGCGCCGGGGGCGGCGGCGGCGGCGGGGGCGGAGGGGGCGGCGGCGGGGGCGGCGGCGGCGGCGGCGGCGGCGGGGCCGGCGGCGTCTCCGGATGACCGAAGTTGTAGGTCAGCGTCGCCAAGATGCTGTGGCTCCGCCAGCGGCCGTTTAGGTCACCCGACGATGTGGTCTTAAAGCGGGCGCGCTCTGTCGAGAAGAAGCGATACTTCACGCCCACATCGATATTGGACGTGATCGCGCGACGCACTCCGGCGATGCCCTGGTAGGCAAGGACCTCGTCCGTATCGTCCGCGAACACGGCAGCCTGATTATACGCACGCCAGCGGTTTGCTTCGAGGCGAGCGATACCGACGCCGCCGCCAATTTCGAAAGCCCAGCCACGCTTCTCGTCAGCACGCCACGAATCGGCATTGCCGAAATCGAGCAACACATTCGCCATCGCAGTCAGCGCGGAAAAATCACCGTTGGCACCGTTCTGCACACCCGACGGGACCGCGATGATGCGACCATCTGGATTGCGGAAATTCGGAAGCGTCGTGTTGATCGTAAATGTGTCGTTTTGGGCCTGCTTATATCCCAATTCAACTTCGGTGCGGATCCGACCGAAGTCGTAGCCGATCGTGCCACTAACGTCGAAGCCGGGCTGGTACTTGGAAGTAATAGCGTTCGGAATGATCGCCGATGCTGCGCCAGCCGGGCGATAGCTGAACTGTTGCTGCTCGATGAGCACGGCGCCGCCCTGAAGGCCAGCGTAGAAGGACTTGTCCCGCGCAACGGCCGGTCCGGCCAGCACGGACGAAGCCAAAGCCGCAGCTAAGGCAATGTTCCGCATCGAATACCCCTTTCTTTGCTCATAGAGCGTAGGCCCTTGCACGCCTAGCTCAGTAACCATCACGACGCAAGCTGTATCCCAAGCGGGCCGCCCAACCGGGGGCATATGCCGCTCGAATGGAAACATGGCTTACCCAAGACGCCGTACGCATCGTAACGCCGGACCATGCACTGAAACTATCTAGCAGCGCCAATCGGGCCGACACTTTCCGCAGGGTCTCGTCCAATCCGCCGATCTGTTCTCGCGTTCCGCCTCCACAACTCGCTATCGACTACAAGGCTTTCGAACGCCGCAGGCAGGTTGCCTTCGGCGCATTCCGGCGCTCTCGTCGATCCCCTAAACACACAACTTGGCAGAAGGTGCGATGCGCCCACGAAGCGTGAGGCGTTTTCGGGAAGGTGTTGCACCGGTGCACCACCGCCGGCCCCGGACAGCGCTCAGCCAACGCCGCCCATCGGCTGGATCGTGGTCTCTGTCCAGGCTGTGCGCGCCAGGGTGTACGCCGGCGTCACCGCTTTCAACCGTACTCGTGTCCCGGCCACAGGCCCGCTAACAGGCAAACGAACGAAGGCTGCGGACGATAGCAGCACAATCCGCTCGCCCGGTAGGTGTGCCCCCACGGTTCCCTGCGTGCCATGGCAACCGCGCAACAGGCCGCTGATTCGCAGTCTTCCGCCCTCAACCGGCATGGCTGACCGGAAGCGGATGAGTTCGTCACCCACCGCCGCGAGGTTTGCTCCCGCGAGGACCGACGCGGCCGAGCGGTTTTCGAACGCGTCTCCGCTCACATGCTGAATGTCTAGGATGGTGGTATCGTCCCACCCCTCGGTCGGTCCCGATCCCAGCACCGTCGTGCACAGACCCGCTGTCATGGTGGTTCCGACGGTTCCTGCGAACGCGTACGTCTCGCCATGGTCGAGGCTTACCCAGATGTCGGCCCTCTGAAAGACCTCCGCATCGCCCAATACGCCGCAGAGCAGCCGAGGGGTTGTGCCTTCCTCAAAAGGCAGTGGTGGCGGGACGAGCACAAGCACCTCGACCGAAGGCTGCACAGCGATGGAATTGGGTACGATCCGTGCGGTCGCTCCCGGCGCAGGCGTACTCCGAGTGGACGCATCCCGTTCTGCCTCCAGCAAGACCGAACCGTCCGCCACCGTCTTTGCCGCGACGCGCCACCTTTGGGGCGTGCCGAAATCGATCACGTCGCCCAGCTCGATCGATGCCCAACGCAGTGGCAATCTGAAACTTGCCGTGACGTCATTCGTGCTTTGATCGCGAATCATCTGCCGGGCGTATGTTTGGGCGGCAGAAGCACTCAGCGCAGCGGGGACGCTTTCCTCAACCGTCTTCGCGGGCCCGTTCTGCGAAGCGCGCCACCGTTGGACCGCAGGTTGTAGGTCGCGCTCGGGATCGAAATAGCGGACCTGCGCCTCATCCGCTCGTCCCGCGGCCGCGGCGAGACGTTTGCTGATTCCGAGCGCGCCGTCTCGTCCTCGCACAACCTCGTCCGTCGGCACTGCCGCTGCGCCGGCCTCCTGGTGACGCGGCCGAAGCGCGTGATTGGGGCCCGAGCCGCAGATATGCGCGTTAGCGAGCGCTGCGGCCCGCGCCACATCTGCTCCGATCGCGTCCCCAGCCCAATAGCCGGCAATCGGAGCTGGCGGGCACAAATTCACCGCTGACAGCCCTGCTCGATGCGCCAGATCGATCGCGACCTCGGCGGCGTCGATGCCGTCGCCGTCCGCGTGGACGTCGAACGTCAACTGCGGCAACCGGTTGCCGAACTGCGTGAGCGGCAAATCCTCCAGAACGACATAAGCCAGACCGCGCCACTGCGGCGCGTCTGCGCCCAAGGCGGCGGACACGAGCGGGTCTGGTCGTGTCTGACGGCCGGTGTGTACACGGGCCGTGACAGGAAGTGACCAAGTGCCATCCTCGGACCGGACCAGTCGGCCGTCGGCCCAGATCCGCCCCAGCCGCTCGATCGGCCTGCCCGACAACGCGATCGCGAGAGACACGCTGTAGATCGCCGCGACGCCCATCGACGCCGAGGGTGCGCGCGTCCGGCGAAGCGGCGTGGCCCACAGCACGGTGCCGCCAGCCCGCATCCGGCCATAGATCAGCGGGATGGGTGAGCCGTAGGCGGAACTCTGGTTCGTGACAGCGTTGAGGTCGACCTGGCGCGGTCCTCGACCCGTGACCGCGCCGTCCATCGCCGACCCAGCAACTGCGCCGAACAGCCGCCCGGCAGGACCGCCGATGACGCCACCCACGGTTGTAAGCGCGATCGTTGCCATTTAACCCTCCACCAGGCGCCACTCGGACGCGATAGGCCAATCCGGACTGACCGTGCTCTCGACGACGCGCAGCAGTGCGGCGTGCGCGTGGACGATCGTGCTGCCCGTCCAGATCGCCAGGTGCGGGCCGCCAAGCGGAATCGCGAACAGCAGGACCTCCCCAGCCAGACGCGGCTGATCGGCCCGAATCAGGCCCGCCTGAGCCAGCCCTGCTTCGACATCGGCCACGCTTCGGTCGCCGCTGAGGCAGTAGTTCGCTTGGGGCGCGGCCAGCGGGAAGCCGACCGCCTTTGCTGCCGCGTAGACCACGCCGACGCAGTCGAGACCGATCGACGGGTTGCGACCCTGGCTTTGGAAGCGCGCGCCCACCAGCCGCCGCGCCGCCGCGACGAGGCGCTCGCCGGGGGGCTGGGTCATGACGGATAATGCTGCAGCGCGTCGGAGCCGGGCAGGTTGGGCTCACCCCGGAAATTGGGCGTGTTGCGGAACCGGTCGCGGCACGTCTCCCAGCGCTTGTCGCAGCCTGCGCGCAGGCGGAGCCGCGTACCTGGTGCAACCTGCACCGGCTCTGCCGGCAACAGCCGGCCGCCGTCCGCATTCGCGATCGCGCGATCGACGCCACTGCTGCTGCCGGAGACCACGCGAAGGCGGCCGTAACGGAAACGCTCGACCGCCGGTGTCGGCGAGACGATCAGCCATTCGCCCTCAACGGCACTGACGAGGACGTCTTCTTCGTGCGCTCGAAGGTTCACACCGCAGCGGCGGTCGCCTAAGCTGGCGCGGCAATCCGGGGAGAAACGGTCCGGCACGGTGCGGTCGAGGCGTGTCAGGACGGACAGCATTTCCGCCTCGAAGCGCCCGTTGCTGCACCGTACGTCGCCCAGCTCGCCGGTCGCGAGCGGGATCACGCCTGCTTCCAGCGCTGACCAGTCCACCAGAAACACATTCAGCCGCGCGCCGTCGAAGCGGCCCCGAAGCAGGTCAGCCTCGCTGACTGACCGCCCATTCAGCGCCCCGGCTGCGTCCATCTGATGATGGTCGCCCGAAAGCGCGGTCCGGATCGCGGAGGGCACGATGCCGGAATCGCTTTCATACCGCAAGCCATCGATCCGGAGCGGCCGGTCGTGCGCGGTAAGCCCGCTGCTGACGCCGTCGGCCCGATCAATGCGCCAACACAGCGCAAGTGTCGTGAGTTCGCTACCGATCGCGGCAGCAAGTGCGGGGGTAAGATCGAGCATCGTCTCAATCCTCGCGCACTTCGATCAGCGCCACTGGGGGCATCTGGCCGGCCCGCACTGCGGCGAGGCTCATCGGCAGCGAGTCGCTGTCGAACCGCGCGGGTACGTCGAAGCGGAACCCGGCCGTCACCGCAGCTCCGGCGGGGGGCGGCGTCTCCAGCTGCACGATCCCGCCGGGTTGCAGCGTCCAGCCGCTCGCCTGTTCAGTCTGGCCGACCGCCAGCCGTACCGAACCCGGCACCGGCCGCGTGATGCGCCGCGGGGATCCGCCGCCGTAGCTCTTGGTGAGCGGGAAGCGCGTGCGTACGCCGTCGCCCGTTCCGATGGCCTGATCGAATGCGCCGGGCTCGCCACCATCTGCGGCGGAGCTGCTGTCGATCGGGTCGCGGAACCGGAAAGCGCGTGCGCGTCCACCCCGCGCGCGGAAAAACGCGAGCAGTTCGCGCAGCTCGCTTTCGGCGCGCAGGCCAGAGCCTAGCTCGTACTTGCAGCGGGCGTCCGCCCAGCCGCTATTGCGCTGCTCGCGGCCGCTGGCGGTCGTCACGACCTGTGTCGTGAAAACCGGTTCGGCTGCAGCGTCGAGGCCGAGCGATAGCGGGAACAGCACGTCATCAAACGCATTCGCCATTTCGGCTCCTTCGAAGTAGGTCAGGCCGTCGCGCATGATCTGCGGCATTGCCCAAAGGAAAACCTGCGGCACGCCGCGAGCCCGCGCATCCTCGGCCGCAGCGATAATTGCGTTCCACTGATCGCGATCAGCTGGGTTCAGCACGAAGCCTGCGAGATAGTGTTGATGCGCCAAAGGATACGCCAGTCTGGTGTCGACCGCCTGGCGCGCGCGGGCAGCCGCGGCCGTGTCCTCCTCGGTGACGAAATCGTAGTCTTCCAGCTGGAAGACGTCGAAGGCTGGAGCGCGCCAGCCTTCGGGCATATTCAAGAGCGCGAGGTTGTCGGCGTCGCGCCCAAGCACCTGCGGCGAATAGAACAGCAGATAGCTCGTCGCGCCCGGAGCGGCGGCTTTGGCAGCCGCGGCGACCGCTATAGTCGAGCGGGCGAGCAGCGTGCCCGCCCAAGTGAAATAGCGGCGCTGGGCGTCGCTCAGCTGAACGGACGAGTTCGCGACCGGCGGCGGGGGCGCAAGCCCGGTCTCGGCGGTAAACCGCGCCTTCGCCGCCGCGTCGTAGATTGCCGGCTGGCGATCGGAGCCGGTCCACCACCACGGCTCGCCGACCTGGAAATGAACGGGATGACCGGAGTCTGCCGCGATCGTCGCCAATGCAGCGGCGCAGCGCTCCAGATAGGCCTGCGCTCTCGGGATAGCAGGAGACAGCAGCGCCGAGGGCGGCGCCCACCTTGTCAGTGCGGGCGACCCATCGGCCTTCACCTGCCGCCAGCCGCGCGGGCAATGCGCGTCGAACAGCTCGTAGCTGAGGCTGAGGATCAGCTGGTAGCCGAGCGCAGTCGCGCGGGCCGCGAAATCGCGGTGCCACGCCAGGAACGGCGGGTTGAACGGGGTCGTGCCCATATCGTCGGCCACCAGGCGCGCCTCGGCCGCATCCCAGCGCAGCCGGAACTGGTGGCTCATCCCGACATAATGGTTGATCCACTCGCGGTAGCCGAGCGCTTCGATCGTGCGCATGAGCCGCGCGGGCGTCAGGTGATACTGGTCGTCATAGCCCGTGGCAGCGCGGAGGCTGTGCTCGGGGAGGAACGCGTCGCCGATCCCGATGACCGCGCTCTCGCCAGCGGCTGCGATCTCGCTCAGCTCCACCCAGCCCGCCACCGGTGCGGGCAACGCGCCGGCGGAACCGAAGCCGGGCGACGCGAGGCTGATGAACATGCGGTCGATGTCGCCCGCCCAGACCGGGTCGGCATTGTCGGGCAGCCGGAAGCCCCCAGAGAGCGCGGCGAAGTCGATCGTGATTCGCGCGTCCACGGGCGTGCCCGCGGCGTAGTTCCACAGCCGCACATACCAGGCGCACGGCTGCCCGCTCGCGTCGCGGCCCTCGATCGTCAGCGTCGGGCCGTTGACTGCGTCCAGCGGCACCACGCCGTCCGAACGCCAGCGGAAGCTCAGCTGCACCTCGCGGTAGTCGCGCGCGGTTTCGTAACGCAGCAGCGGGTGGTCGTGCCGGTCCTCGCTCTCCCAGATCAGGCCCGCAAGGTCCGCGCCCGTATAGAACTCGGCATCGACGCGCAGCGACGCGGGGCCGGTCGATACGACGCTCGCCATCATCGGGCGCGGGAAATTGACCGTCCAGAAGCGCGGATCGAAGCGCATCAGATGGTCAGTGCGGCGCTGGTCCTCGGCCCGCGCGAACCACCAGCTCATCGTGCCTGCTCCAGCGCGACCGCGACGGCCCGCGCGACCTGGCGTCCGCTCATCGCCATGTATCCCGGCTCCGCTCCGGCGGGCGGGCTGACGTTCACGGTGATGTTGACCGGCGTTCGCCCGCCGCCGCCAGTTTCGATCCGGCCGCTCGCAGTGGGCACGAACAGCTCGGGGCCGCGCTCGCCGACGAGATAGGCGCGGCCGCCCTCGACCGGGCCGCCGGTCGCGCGGCCCGGCACGCCGAGCGCCGCGGCGGCGAAGGACAGCAGCCCGCCGCCGCTGCTCGCGATCCCGCCGCCGCCCAACCCGAGGCGGGAGCGCAGCGCTTCGCCCGCGATCTCGGAGAAAGCGCGGACCGCGACCCGCGCGAGGTCCTCGAACCCCACGCGTCCCGTTCGCGCCGCGCCGCCGAGCGCTGCCTCGATCGCGCCACCCGCACCGCGCGCGCCGTCGGAGAGCGGCCCCTCCAGCTGGCGACGCATGTCGGCGACATCGCGCGCAAAGGCTCCGGTGTCGGCGCGGACGCGGAGCACCAGGCTGTCGATCTCATCGTCCATCGGGGAAACGCTCCATCAGTTGGCGAAGGCCTTGAGTGTCGAGCGCGGGACCGTGCGCAGCGGGAAGCCCGAGCGCGGCAGCGAGTTCGGCGGGCGTCGCAGCCCAGAACTCGGCGGGTCGCCAGCCAAGCACGCGCGCGGCGAGCCCCGCGAGCAGCAGCGCACGAGGTCCGAACGCGCCGTCAGCGGCCATTCAGCGCCTGCGCGACGATCGCGCGCAGCACCGGGGTCAGGCGCGCTAGACCGAGGCCGATCAGCGCCTCGCCGAACGCCGCGCGCGTCAGCCCCTCCGGCCGCGCCGCCAGGCAGTGCCAGATGAGCGCGGCGAGCTCGCTGAGCTTCAGCCTGCCCGCAGCGGCCCGGTCGATCAGATCGAACAGCGGGCCGAGTTCCTCCTCGGCGGCAACGAGCGCCTCGAAGCTCGGCCGCACCGTCCAGCGTTCGCCGAACAGCTCCAGAGCCGCCTCGCCGCGATGCGGGTTCACAGCACGCTGACCGCGCCGGAGGATTCGAGCTTCAGCGTGTAGGTCCGCTCGCCGTTGAAATCGCCGCTGTAGTCCAGCCGCGACACGAGGAACCTGCCGCGGATGCGCTGGCCGCTCTCGAAGCTCACCTCGTAATCGTCCACTGTCCCGGCGAGCACGCTGCCGCGCAGCTTCTCCTCGGCGGCCGAACCCGTGAACACGCCCGATCCGCTGATCGAGACTCGGCGGATGCCGGCGCCCGAAAGCAGTTCGCGCCACCCGCCCGAGCCCTTGTTGGTGATGACAACCGCGTCGCCCTCGATCGCGAGCTGCGTGGTCTTCAGGCCCGCGATCGTCTGGTAGGCGGGCGGGGTCGCGCCGTCGCTGATCTTCAAGAGGAAGGCGCTGCCCTTTTCGGCTGGCATGGGGGAATCTCCTTATTGGCTGGCGCGCTCGGTGCGGGCGCGGAACTCGATCACATGTTCGCTCGGGCCGCCGTCTTCGGGCACGGCGGTGAAGCTGCGCAGGAAGCCGATCGACACGATCCGCCAGCCGCCGCCGAGCGAGCCCGAAAGGCCGCTCATCACGGCTTCGATGCGGTCGACGGCGGCGGCTGGAGCTGCGGCGGGGTAGGGCGCTGCCCACAGCGTCGCGCGCAGGCGATGCTCGCGGCCCTGGCGGTCCTTGCATGACCAGTCGGTCGCGATGTCCGGCCCAATCACCGCATAGGGTGGCTTGGCGCCGGGCGCGGGGGCCATCGCCCACACGCCCTGCACCAGGGCTTTCAGTGCAGCGTCGGCGCGCAGCGCCGACGTTACCGCCGTCACGAGCGCGGTCGAAGCGCTCACTCGCGCGCTCCGGCCTTGGCGCGCAGACCCTCGATCCACGCGAGCAGCTTGGCCTCGCCGCGGTCCATCCGGTTGCGGATGCCGGTGCCGATAAGCTTGATGCCCTCAGCGACCGCTTCGGCGGCGATGCCCGCCAGCTCGGTCGCGGCCGCAGTGGCTCCGGCCTGGATCACCGCCTTGGCGCGGTCGCCGCCCAGCTTCGCCGCCTTCGCGGCCAGACCCTTTAGTGTCGTCTCGGTGGTCATCACTGTCTCTCCTCGGCTAGGATTTCGATGCGGTCGGGGGTGACGGGGTCGGCGCGGACGGTGAGCACGCTCAGCGTCCGCCCCGCCCAGATCAGGCGACAGGTCTCGTCGATCGCGCCGGGTCGCGCGATGAGGCGGAAGCGGGGGCGTCTCCGCTCGGCGCCGCCGTCGGGCGCAGTGCGCTCGGGCATCGCGGCCATCTCAGCCCAAAGCTCGCCGTCGGCTGTCCACAGCCCGCCCTCGTCGAGGTCGCGCCAGCGTTCGACGCCCAGCCGCGTGCGCAGCCGGCCGGTCAATTCGGTCATGGCAGTCTCCGCAAGAGTTACAGCTGGATGCGCCGCCATGGCCGCCACAGCGCCGCGACGGCGGCAGGCGGCCCGAGGTCGCCCGATCCGTCGCGGTTGGCGAACAGGTGTGCGGCGAGGCGGATGACGCCCTGGCGCAGCGGCTCGGGGATGCCGTTCCAGTCGGGCGACAACCCGGCGCGGTACTGCACGCGCAAGCGGTGACGCTCGGTGGCGGGCGCGCCGATGGTGGCGACCCCGTCGGCGTCGACCGCCACGCACCACGCAGCGGGCATGATCGCGGTCGCGGTGCCATCGGGCGCCAGCGCCTCCACCCACGTCACCTGCGTGACCGGCGAAGCGGTCAGGCTGCGCGGGCCTGCTCCCCCGAGCGTCTCGGCAAAGCTGCGCTGCACGAGCGTCAGCCGCGTGAACGCCTCGCACATCGCGCGACCGGTGCGCAGGAAGGCGGCGAGCAGCGCGTCCTCCTCCGATCCCGACAGGCGCAGGAACGTCTTCAGCTCGGCGACGCTTACCGGTTCAGCCGCGGGCGGCTCGAGTTCGGTCAGCATCAGCGGTCCTCCACGCGCACCGCGAGCGTGCGCTCTTCGCGCCGCCCATCGGAGAGATCGACGCGGTTTGTGGCTCGATAGACCTTGCCCGCCGCGCCGCCGCTGGTGCGCAGCGTGGTCTTTGCGCCCTCCAGCGAGTCGGTCAGGCGCTGCATCCCGCCGCTCTCGGCCGGGCTGATCGTCCAGCTGGAGGCGGTTAGCGTCACCGCGCCGCCAAGCCAGGGCGACCAGTCGAGCTGGTATTCGGCGACGCTCGCCGGGTCTTTCAGATAGTAGCTCATGGGGGCTCTCCTCAGACGGGGTCGCCGATCTCGATGTCCCACGCGGCGAAGCTGACCGTGCCGCCGATGACGAGCGCCTGCGCGGGGCAGGTCGTCACGTAGAGCAGGCGGCTGCCGGTGGGATCGAGCAGCGCGACATGGTCGGCGGTCCCGGCCGCGATCACGCTGACGTTCGATTTGGCGGCAACAGTCGCGCGGCGGCCGTTGGTGACACCGGTGGCGAGGGTGAAGTCGCCCGATGCCATGACTGCCTCGGCCAGCTTGCCGCTGTTGGCGGCGGCGTAGCTCGCGGGCTGGCCCGCGCAGGCGACCATCCGGGTGGCGTTATTGCGCACGACATTCAGCGCCCCGTCGAGCACGTCGGGGCTACAGGCCTTCGCCATCGGTCATCTCCTTGCAGTTGCGAGTTGCGGTTTGCGTCAGCGGCAGCGCGGGGTGCGCGCGCGGAACGGATCAGGGCCGGGTGGCCGAGGTGGCGCGGCCTTTGGCTGCGACCGCGCTGGCCTGGTCGGGCCGGAAGGGAGAGCGCCGCCCCTCCGCCGGGATTGTCCCCCGGAACAGCTGCGGCTGCCGGTCGCGGATGACCGTGCTCGTCGCCGCGCGCCCGGCATGGCGCCCCGCACCCGGCGCAAGGCCAAGCCGGATCGCCATTGCCGCGATCCCGGCGCGCTGCCGGTGAGCGGCCCGCGACGGCGCCGTCGGAACCGCCCCGGGCGTGACATTCGCCGCAGCGCTGCGGCTGGCGTGGCGTCCCGCTGCGGGTGCCAAACCCAATCGGATCGCCAGCGCCGTTGCAGCCGCCCGGCCGGGCGATGAGGCGCTCGTAGGAGTGAGCGGAACCGTGATCGCCAGTGACGCCGCGCCCGTCCGCGCGGCCGACCGCGCGCTCGCGGGCGCCAGTGCAGCCGCCGGGGTCAGCGCGGCGACCGTACCGCGCTGGGGCGAGCGTGCGGCGGCTGGCGCCAGCGGCAGCCGCAGCCCCAGCGCTGCCGCCGCGCCGGGATGCGCCGAACGCGCCGCGGACGGCGTCAGGAGGAGGCTGAGCGTGATCGCTGCCGAACCAGCCCGGTTCGCGGCTCGCGCCGCTGCTGGCGCGAGCGGCAGCCGCAACGCCAGCGCTGCGTTTCCCGCCCGGTTCGCGTGGCGCGCGGCAGCGGGCACGGCTGCGGCCACGTAGGTGCCGGATTCGAAATCGTCGGCGACCGGGTCGCCGGTGCTGCCGCGTGCCCAGACCCCGGTCGTCGTCAAGCCCGCAAACGCGCTGTCGGTCACCGCATAGCCCGCGGCCGGGCCGATGATCGCGCCATTCAGCGCGCACCAGACCGTCGTCCCGCTGACGCGCAGCTCCAGCGTGAACGGCGGCGTCAGCGTCAGCCCCGAGACGACTCCGATCGAACTGTCGCTCGTACTCGCGACGCGCTTGGTGAGCTGCACCGCGGTCGCGCTGATCGGGCGCGCCGCGATCAGCGTCCGGTCGTCGACCGCTCGCACCGCAGGTCCGGCCGAGCTGGTGCCGACCGCCCAGCAGACCAGCCTGGCATAGTGGTCCGTGCTGCCGGCGTTGACGCGGGCGAGCGTACCGGCGCCGCTGCCGCCCAGCTTCAGCCGGTTTGCCGCATTGATCAGCAGCCCGTCGGCGACGCCCTGCACGCTCCAGCTGCCGCCGGACGTGATGCGGCCGGCGAGGCTGGCGTTGTTTGTGCCCGTGAAATCGTCAGTCACCACCACCGGCATCGGCAGGCTCCTGTCGGCGAAAGGCGGCGCGGCGCGCAGGCGAACCCGCGCGCCGC